AATTAGCCTGATTGCATGAACAAGAACAATTATTAACACAAGCACTATGACAATCATCACCGCATTCTAAAATTGGTTGATAATTCAAAAGTTCTTGCCAATCACAAATTGCCTTCTTTATTTTCATATCAATAAGATTAGTATAACAACAAGACGCAATACCAAATCTAATTTCTCTAAACTCTCTATAAACAGCTTCAGCAAATTTGGACTCAATCTCAATCTTTTTAATTAGCTCGTTCATTTATTTCTTTGTGATATTTGAATATGCGTTTTTAATGTTTTCTGTTAGTAAATCTGTTTTAGAAGAAACTCCAGATATCTTAGTCTGATATCCTGTTAAACAACTTTTATGTACAACAGAACCATCGTTTGCCGTTGTTTTTTGACAACCGCATGTAAATCCTTTATTACATTGTTTACAAATCATATTATATTAGTTTTAATGACATCCTATAGTTTTACAAACTATTTTTTCTAATCTACTTAGAGCATAGTTATACATTTCCATACCTAAAGATGGACTACTGCAATACTCAACTTTAGCAATTGCACCATCAATCAAAGTTCTGATAAACTGCATTTCTTGAATTAAAGACTGCTTTTCACTAAAAGGTTCGCAAGTTTGTAAGTCTATATCACAAAGTGTTTTGTAATATAAATTTAAAATTTTTGTAACCCTTAAATGATTATATTCTACATAGACTTTATCATTTGGAGCTACACTATATTTAATAATGTAAACACCATCAGGAAGATCTGATCTATGTTCACTACAATTTTCTTTTTGAATTCCAAGATCACATGCTGTAATATCTAAAAAAAATCCTTCAACAACTTTTATAAGAGCACCTGCGTTAAATCCTGGTACAGTAATTAATAATTCTTCACAATCAATTGCTAACAAATTAGAATACTGACTAGTATCCCTTATAGAAAGAATTTCACAGTTTGCTACGGTAGGTACTTCTAAGCTTAAAATATGTTTACTAGCCATAATAAAGTCTTTTACAAATATACGTTATATACATAATATACTAAAAAAACCAAAGATAAAAAAGAAGGTGGGACATTTCTACCCCACCTTCTTTAATAATTATGACTATTTCTTAGTCAATATTAGATTCAAATGTAATTGGATTACCAGATGCACCAGCAACAGTAACAATCTCATCTATCAATGTTTCCATCAAAGCTTGTTCTGCTGTATCGTCACACTTGATGTAAATCTTATAAACATATTGATCATTATCAAATGTTCCTGTAGGATTATTCAATCTTGGGATACTATGTTGAATGTAATAAGTCTTATACAGAGCATTACGATCAATAGCAGATAAAATATCACTAGATCCTTCAATCTCACGAATACGTGATGAATCAGGGTTTCCTTGGTTATAAGGAGACTGCATATAAGCCTCAGTTAACAAAATGTCTCTCAACACTGTTTCACCTGAAGTTTGTTGCATAGTACCAGGAGTTGTAGTTACAACACCACAGTCATTACATGGATCACCAGTTTCATTAAGAACAGAACCAATCAATTGTACAGGCTCTTTTTCGTAATGATCACGTGTATCAAATGAACAATTTCCAAACTTAGTATCTACATAAGCACCTTCAAAACTAACACAAGCTGTTACTTCATCAGTAACAGGATCAGTGCTAGCAGCATAACCGCCTGTTAATACTTCCTGAATTGTATAAACAGCAGTGTCAACAATAGTGGCAACAACTACTGTACCAGTACCACCAACGGCAGTAACTATATTAGCAGCAGTATAACCATTACCAGGACATACTATAGAAGCAGCTGTAATTGCACCACCTGCACTAGTAGTGATTGACAAAGTCAAACCAGTACCAGAACCACCTGTAGTAGCTACAGTGTAAGTACTACTAGGTGTATAACCTGCACCACCAACAATTGCACCCAAAGTACCAGCAGCATTTAAATTAGGATAAGAAATCTCAATTCCACCACCAGTCTTTTCTTTTGCAAATGGTTTAATAATAGGATCTTGCAATAACATATCAGATGCTTTAGCCAAAGCTAAAGCTGGATATAAATAAGTTTGTCCTTCTATGCAGCAGTTGCCAGGAAAACTATTAGTGTTTGCATTACCTGAACTGTCACCAATTGCATAAGCATTATGGTTTAAGAAACGAAGAGCAGGAGATCCTTTAACATCCAAACGAAGGAATAGGTTAGATCCGCAAGGAGCGCAACTTGAACCTACACAAATTTTTACAGTTGCAGCTTCAGAAGTTTGACATTCAGAAGACCACAATCTAGAAATAAATCTAGCATTAATACCTTTCGATTTTACAGACTCACTGTAACCACCATGACCTGGGTTATTACCAATGTTGTCTTGAGTGTGAAAGCTACCTTGCACAAGATAAAAAAGTTCACCAGCAGTGATAGGGTTACCAGCTGAAGCTTGAACTGAAGCCCAACTTTGAACTACTTCAAACTGACCGGGAGTAAATGCGGAAGTCTTAGTTGCCGCAGCAGCAAAGCTATCTACTACAAATGCTTTGCTAAACGCATGATTAAAATAAGCCATTTTTTTTAAGTTTTAAGTTTTACAAATAAACATTATGTGCACCGTGCACATATATAATATACAAAAAAAATTTAAAATTCCAAATTATGCTAGAAAAATTAATTTATATTTTGCAAAATTTATTGCATCTTTTACAGTATCTAAAAGATTTACAATTTCACTGTGTGGCATTACAGATTGAAGTTCATCTACTTGTTCTTTCATCTGACGCAAATATTCAATAGCACTCTCAACACTTTCAAGAACAACTGATCCTTGACCTTCATATTTTAAAATTACTTCACATGCTCCTTGATAACCTTCTGCAATTGAATCAGATAAATCAGGCAATGCATCATAAATTTCATTTAATGCTTTATGAGCAGCAAAGGAACCAGGTCCTGTTACTTGCAAATGTAACTTATGAAAACTTGTTGCAGCATTCATTAATTCCTGTACTAAAGCACCTGTCATTGCATCAACTTTTTGCATTTCTGGAGATCTTCCAGATTGAACTCTTTTTAGAGTGGAAGTTTTATTTTTTTCCATCATGCTTTCATCTGTACTTGACTTTGTTTTTAAAGTTCTTTTTGTATAATCCATAATTAATTATTTCTTTCTGCAGATTGTTGTTCTCTCTGCATTTGATTAAAGTTTTCTATATCTCCCGCAATTAATGCAGCAGTATCATCTAAAATTAATTCAACAATATCATCCTTAAATTCAGAAGTAACATCTACTGTAGACACAATTCCCGTATAGGGATTAATAACACCTGCAAACTCAATATTAATAGGTTTTCTATAATAAGTAAGTGTGGGATCTGAAAGAGTAAATTCTCTTATATAAATTCTAATAGTGTTATTAATCATTGTTAAAAATGTTTCCCCCCAGTCAAAATCTGGTCTTTTAAGAGTATCTCTAAGGTATAAATCAACATTAGCTTCTTCTCCTAAATACACAGTCATTGACCGAGGTTTAGGGCAACATTCTGTAATAGCATTAGTACTAACTCTTTTATATTCTAAATAGTTAGTAGGTGGAAAATTTGTTGTTTCAAAATACTTCTCATTGAAAACCCCAACTAAAGGTAATTCTGTAAGAAGTATTTGTAAATCATCAATTCTTCTTTTAGATAACTCATCTCCTTCTTTATAAAGATTATTGCCATGTAGCATTCTTCTTACCCATTCAATTTGAGCTTTATTAAATGCTTCAATAATCTGCCAATTTTCTAGATTATCATAATCATTACTTGACAGTTTATTTAATCTTTGCTTTAACTTTAATCGAAGAATTTGATTATTCATCTTTTATATTATAAAGTTCCGTTATATTAAGTGGTCCAATAAGGTTCTACTTTATTAAGGAGATTTGTAAGAACTTCTTCATTAATAGGATCTTTTAAAAAATCAACAACTTCTGAAGGTTTCTTACCCAATCTTGCATTACCATCTAATGTTTCAATCCAACCATTAGATTTAGGAAGAATAAATCTATAAAACATAGCATCTTTTACAAGTGATCTAATTTTAAGATCTTCCATACTTGCATTCGCAGCTTCAACAAATGATTGAGCAGCTCTTGTTTTATTTGATTCAGTACTATTACCATTAATAAATGCATCCATATTTTCATATAAAATGTCATTTGGTGTAGACTTTGTATATTGTGTACTATCACCATCTACAACTTTTGCCACATACATTAACTTATTAGTATTTTTATCATAAAGTTTTTGCAGTTCTGCAATAGCTTTATTCCTAAGTTTTGTAGTTTCTGTTCTTGTTGTAACAGTTTCCTGAAGTTGATCTAAATAAAACTTAGGAGGATTAACCGCTTTTCTGGCATCTTTAAGAGATTTAGCAACAATAGAAAATCCGCCAGAATTAATAGCATACAATTTAACTAAATCATATGGATCTGAATCTGGATCTAATAAAACAGGATCATTCCCACATCTCAAACTAATTCTTGACCAAAATTTATCATTATCAGGTTTTAATAATGATACTTTATTCCAAAAATCTTTGTCTTCTGGATCAATTACATTAGCAGCTAACTCCGCTTCAAGCTGAGCTACAACTTTTCTAATTTCCTTAATCTTAACTTCTCTTTCACCAGGAGGTAGTCTTTTTACATCAGGGGCAAACTCATTTAATCCAGTAACATATCTTTTAACTCCATTAAGTTCAAGACATGCTAAAGATTCTTCGTGCCATACTCCATCATAAAGTGCCATGCCGTAGTTTTCAAGTCCCATGTTTTGTTTGTTTGGATCAAAATAAGGTCTAACTGCAACAGCTCTGTTTTTGTTTTGTTGATACTTTTCTACAATTGTGTAATCATTCATAATTATTTGGTTTTTAAATTATAACTCAAAAGTACATAATTATGTACATTTTTTATAATCTAATGCCGGTTTCCCGGCAAAAGTTTTTTGAGTTTATTAAACTACCACAGTAATACTGTCTGTTGTTGTGTTAATATATAACTGTCCAACTTTAAGTCCAGCCGCTACTGCAGCTGCATTATTTACATATGCTCTCTTAGCCAAAGATCCCTCTAAAGCTTCAAGAAATGCCGGCTTTGCAAACAACTTCTCAATAGTAGAGTTTGTAAATTCACTGACATGTTTGAAAGGTGCTTTTTTATAAATTGACATAATTTTTTTCTTTTATTTAGTTTAAGATAAAAAAAGGGAGGAGGTATGACCAATCCTCCCCTTTTTAATTTTATCAATTTGATTAGAATGATCCACCAGTTACAGGATTTCTCATTACAATCTTAAGAACTTTAGTTGGATCTTTTACCCAAATAGCTGGCATTGTTTGTGACATATACACACGGTAACCGTTAAACTGTCCAGAACTTGCAAAACCTTGAGTACGTCCCATATAATCCATAGTACCATTCTGATAGAACCACTTCAATTGGTTATCCCAGTTAAGCTTCAACAAGTAGATATTATCATTTCCGTTATCAGTAACATCAAAAATAATATAACTATAAGAACTCAAAGGACGACCATCAATCAAAGGATTTTCAATGTCATTAGTATGAAGGTTATCAAACGCAGGGTTTAATACAAACTTCACATTAGCCAAGAAAGGAATAGTAAAGCTAGTATATGCAAAACCAAAGTCAAGATCCATACCTTTTCCGGTTACAGCACCGATATCAGTAGCATTTTGAACTAAACCAGATCCGTATACCTCATTGGCAATTGCTCTGTTAATAAGTTGCATACCACCAATACCTGTTTGTACTACAAGCTTACGTTGAGGATCTGGACCTTTAAATTCAACTTTACCTTGATAGAAATTGTAAAGTTCAGATTTGAACATATCAAGATTAAAAGAAGATTTGTTGTAAACACGCTTGAATGAGTTATCAAGCTGACTCCACAAACCTACAGACAATCTGATATCATCTGGACCATCTTGCTTAATTCTACCACCTTTACCCCACATTAAGTAAGTCTCAATGTCATTAGCAATTTTGCTCAAGTGAGCTGCTTCTAAATTAGTAAGAAATGTACGTGACAATTGACCACTTTCAAATGCTTGACGTGCACCTGCTTTACCCATAGATGCAACAAGTTGCTCAATAGAAGAAACTGAAGGATTATTTACATCCTGATTAAAGTTTCTCCAAATCTCAGTAACGGGAACAGTACCGTCAGCATTCAAACCGCCTTTGATCATCAAATCAGCACGGCTAGAAATAGAATAGTGAACGTGAGCTTCAGCACCACCTACAAAGTTGTAAAATTCACGGAAGCCAGAACCAGTTTCCATATCAGAAAATCTTTCACCGTATTCACCACGGGCAGAACCTTTACGGAAGAACTTAGTTCCAGGAGCAAGATACTTGTTATCAAGACTTGCAGCATTGTTGTTGTTCACTAGTTGCACAGTGTAAATGAAACCATCACCAGCAGGAATAATATCAGCTGCTGTAACGTATAATTCCAAACCATTGTACTTGTCATAAGTGATAATATCACCATGACCGAAGGACCTCTTAGACAATTTAATTGAAAAGGTGGTACCGTCAATACCTTTTTCAGTATTAGTTGAATCTAAATCCAATACTATAAAAGGAAGGTCTTGAGCAATAGGCGTTTGCCATTTGTACTCACCTCTTGCATTGTCTACCATGATGGTATTTTTACCACCAAAGGAAGCCATTTGATACAGGGGCATTTCAACCTTTTGAGTCATTGCCCATAAATCTACCGGGCCCATATCCATAGGCTCGGCACTACCCAACATTTGAGTCAGGTGATAAGAATCTACATGAGAGCTAGCTTTGTAGTTAGTGTCTCTCAAAAAAATCCCATTGTTTAAAACTGGAGTTGCCATAATTTATTGTGTTTAGTTGTTGTTAAAAGCGTTTAAATATATTGTTAGGTCTTTGCATTTTTCTTTTGTTAATATTTCTTTCAGTTTCCTCGGTTCTATCTACACCAAGTGAACTTCCTCCACTATTAGCTTGTTCAGTTTTTAGTTTTCTAACTGTAGCCTCAACAGATTTTTGAGATCCCTTTTCCATAATTCTTGATTTATATCCTTCAGGATCAGAAAGTAACCATAAAGCTTCTGAAATCAATGTATAATTAGGTTCTACAAACTGATACTTTTCTAATAAATGTCCAAGTAAGTTTGTATTTCTACCACTTACCGAAGGATAATTAGGCTGCACAAGACCATTATAAAGCATGTTCTGTGTTTTTTTATCAATTTTAAAATCACCTAATGCGCCATCTTTAAGTGTATCATATACATTTTGCATATATTGGTGTGATGCCTGCTCTTGTTGCTTTCTTCTCATTTCTTGTTCTTCCAGCTTTCTAGCAACAACAGATTCTTGCATCTTATCCAATTTTGGTTTAAACTTGTTTGCTTGTTGTTCAAGCTTTCCAAGGTCTTTCCAAACTTCAATTTCTTCTTCAATTTCTTCTATACTTCCGTAACCTGTAGCTCTCAAGTAATCACGAATAATTAATTCTTGATCTCTTTCATCTGTAACATCAAGATCTCTTGTTTCTTCAACTTGTGCTAAAGTTGAAAAAAGACTTTTTAAATCTGTACCACCATTAGCCACATAACGAGCAGCAATTTGAAGTTCTTGAGGCAATGAATCAAAAAATTGCTTAGGAGTCTCTCTTCGTACCTGATTAGCTTTTTCTTCTAAATTTGCTTCAATCAGTTCTTCCCAATCTTTAAGTGTATATTCTTCTAATGATTTATCATCTTCAAAAGGTACAATCTTATCTTCCTTAATAAGTTTTTGAAATACATCAGCAATACCGTCAATTTTTTTCCTACCTCTTGTCTCAATCTTTTCATCATCGTCTTCATTATCATTTGTATTAGACAATAAATTAAGAATATCATTTGATTCTTCAATTGTTAAATTCTTATTTTGAGATTCTCCTTTAATTTCAGAATCTTCATCTTCATCTTTTGATGTTAAATCAGCAAATGAAAAATCTACATTTTTTTCTTTTGAAAAAATATTAACTTTTTTAGAGTCTCCTGTTTTTTCATTAGAATTAGTTGGAATAGTAACGCTAGATGCTGAAACTGCTCCATCAAACAATTCATCCAGGTTAATATCCACCTGTTCTACTTTTGTTTCTACTGACTGTGTGTTCATATATTATTTTTTGTTGGTTTCTATATATACAATATAAAAAAATTATTTTACCTAAACCTATTATATTTTAATAAACAACTACATTTTATGCAGTATATAGCTATTATAAAAATATTTTACTAGTTCAATCTAAAATTATTTTTCTTTACTATTAGATTTTGCTTTAATGTCGTATTTATTTTTATTTTCTCTAGCAATTTCAAGTTGAGTATTAGCAACATCTCTTTGAGTTGTTAACCTATCTCTTTCAACATCTAACTTCTTTTGAACCATACTATTATTTATAGCTGATTGCTCTCTTTTAAAGTTTATTTGTTCTTGATATTGAGTTGACTCTTTAATATCTTTCATTGCATCTCTATAGTCAGACATCATGTTTTTATCAATATCTTGTGTTGCACCATAACCAGCTGCTCTAATTTCAGCTATAAGAAGTTCGTTTTGTCTATCCTTATTATTCTGATCTGCTTGAAATTGAAGTTTCATTTGTTCTTCTTGAGCTTTAGCTTGAAGAGCTTGTTCTTGCATTTGTCTTTGATTTTGAATTTCTTGTTCTCTTATAGCATTTTGCTTTTGCTCTGAGCCTTTAAGAATAGTAGATACTTCAGCAATAGAATCTGCTTTAATAATACTACCAAGATCAAATATTGAAGATCCCATAGTATTATTAGTAAGTGCTAATTGCTTTAACTGATCAAGAATAGCTCTATGATTAGTTTTAGTTGTAGCATAAATATTAAAATCTCTAAGTAAAAGTTCTGTTCCATTAATGGTAAAATTTACTTTTTCTGCTTCAGATGTAATATAACTTAATCTTACACTTGGATTTCTGCTATGATAAAACTGCGATAAATCTGTTCTCATTTGATGAACTCTAGGCATTAAATGATCTGAATGCTGATTAAAATATATTTCAGTTTGTGCATAAGACTGATTCAAAGCTTGAGTAACACCGGTTGCTGTTTCTTGCGCTATAGGTGCTCCAAGTCTTTGTGGATTAATACCAATTGCATCAAAAGCTTGCTGTTTAAAATAATTAGAAAGTTGAATTCTTGACATCAATCTATTAGTCTGTTCCATATTAAGAACTTGATAATGATTGAAATTAGTGGCGTTTTCAGTGTTTGTAATACTTGTATCTAAAGGTAACATCTGAAAATCTTTCATTGCTACATATGCTTTTGCATAATTACCTTTACCCCAATCTTCACCCATTGAATGTCTCGGTAATGCATTTTGGTCAAACATAATTACTGTACCAAGTTCGTCTATAAGAATATCAGCAATCTGATTATTAACCATATTATAACCAACCTGATATGCTTTCATTAAGTCAACTAATGAAGTAGACCTTGTATTTCTATCAGAAAACACTCTTCCCTCTACAGGAAGTTTACAACCATATAAAGTCTGAGATCCTTTAAATTGAAATGGAATTCTTCCAGGTTTTGTTCTATTAATTCCTATATAAATTGGATTAATATTATTACTAATATTTGATCTCCAAAAAGCAGGTAAGTTTGGGCCAACCTTAACTCCTCCCCATACTTCATTAATCCAAATCCAATCAATGTGTTCACCCTCAAGAAGTGTTTCTTTAGTTTTGTTTTTAAAAATAGATGTGTCATAAAGTGGTTTTTCTGTTATTTTAAATGTTTCATCTACAATTTGCTGAATAATTTCCCCATCACTAGTAATCTTTACAAGATGCCCCACCTTTCTTTGTGTCTTCCAGTAAACTGTACAAACTCTCATTAGATAACTTTCACCCCAATTATGTACATCATCACTTTCATTGAGAATAGCACTAACAATATCACCACCTCTAGCAGGATCATTTGACCAATTGCTAACATATTGCCTATATGCTAAACCTGGCATATTAGTATTCCATTCATGAGATCTGCTTGGATCGTAATAAGAACCATCATTCTGATACCCGTTAACTTGATATAAAGCTGATTTAGCAGGATATATATTCTGTAAAGAATGAAGCTGTTCCTCATTCATTAAATAACCATATTTATCAATAACGTCAGCAACAGTCATAAGATCCAACTTACCTACAAAATTACTTTCTGAGATATAGCGTGAATCTGGTGATTTGTGATAAAAAGTAAGAAGAGGATTCCATAATTCTACTTCATAATCATCTTCCATCATTCTAAAATGCCAAAACTCACGATCTGTGATAAGCATATCACGGAAAGCTCTTTCCTCTAGTTCTGCCATTTTAAATCTTTCTTCATCTACATTATACTGATGAGATGCCCATTCTTCTACTAAGGATCTATAATCCTTTCTAAAGAAGTCTTCAATTTCAGGTAATGATTTAATGTTTTCTGGAGCTAGTTGTTCCTGTGCTTCTGGACTATTTGGGTCCATACCCATTTCAATCATTCTAGCAATAAGTTTTGCTTCAGCGTCTGCAAGTAAATTTTGTTCTACTTGAATTCTTTTTTGCTCAAGCATTTCATTATATGATAAATCATCTACAGCTCTAAATTGAACTTTATTATATCTTTTTGAAAACTCACCACAAAGTACATTAATAACATTAGGAACAATTGGATAAAACTTAAGCTCTAAAGCTGAGTTATCTTCTTTTGTTAAAATTTCAATAAGTTCTCTTTGATCATTATCATCAACGGCTATATAATCAGATTTATCAATAATACCTTTTGCGAGTTTATAATTCTTAAGAAGTCTTCTAGCATTAAGTCTAAGAAACTCCATACCCTGAAGTTCTAACCAATCAATATTCCAACCACTCCAATCATCATCTTTTTCTTTTGATGAAAGAAACTGTATAGGTTGTGTTAGGCTTGAAGTAGTAGGATAACCTTCTCCTTTTGCACCTTTTTTTAAATCTAACGCATTATATACTTTCATTATCTAAAGTTTTTAAAAGCTGATCTTCCAGATTTACTTGAAGTCATAGCTTTATTACGTTCCAAGTTTTTAAACGGACTATACTTTAATTTATACAAATTATTTTGATTTTGCAAATTCTTTGTTTCATCTTCCTCTTTTCTTTTACTAAAACCTCTATTTGACTGCTGAATTTTAGCAAATGCAACCAAAGCTGAAAAAGCTACTAAACGGTCAACGTTAACTCCCGGTTGATAAGCTAACATTTCTTTTAATAACATTGGATCTGGAATTCTTTCTATACCTAATGTAGTGCTCATAATATTACCATGCTTGTCTAAGTCTGTGTCAATTTCTTCTCTTAAAAATTCAATAGCATAAGAAATCAAATGATTTTTAAATAAAACACCTGTATTTTTCCAACCATATTCTTGGTACACTGATGCATTAGATCCTAAATCTTTTAAAAATAAAATCTGCTGCTTTGGTACAAGATATCTTTGTTTTCTTTTAGATATCATATATTGAATAAATAAAGAAATATTATTCTCAACAACCGTCCAAGCATTATACCATTCAATAATTTTTTCTAATTGCTCATGAGTCTTGTTGACATCATCATGTCTACCACACCAGGCAGCAACTATTTTATCTTTTTCTATAAAAATCTCATAGCCATCTGGAGTTTCTCTTGTTACTTCAGTAGCCGTCTTATAAACAAAAATACTACACAATGAATCAGAGGTAGTTGTTTTACCCTCTGAAACAGGGTCCACAGATGCATAGTACATTCCAAAGGATGGTTTCTTAACAGGTCTTTCCCATACAACAAGTACACCTGATTTATCTTGCATCTTCTTATCTACAGGAAATTGCAAAATAGGAAGTTTATTACTTCTCTTTGCATCAACACCATCTGTTGTTCTATCCAATTCAATATGCTCAAAAGAATATTCTTTATCTTCAATTCTTTTAAGCTGCTTAGAAATAATACCTTGAGGAAATATAGATTCCTTTCTATAAGCAAATGCTTCTGCTATATTAGTTGGTTTCTGAGAAATTCTAAGTTGATACTGCTCCGGATTTAATTCAGATTTCCATTTTTCTCTTTCTTTATAAATTGCTTGTAAAGCATCTTCAACCAGAGAATTACCATATTCATCAATATACGGTGGCATTGACCATTGCTCAGGTATAAATAAACTAGCAAATGCTATTGTACCATCTGGATCAATAAGATTTGTTTCCACTGCATATATATCATTATTGTTAGGATTAAGAACCATTTCCTTTAAAGGATTGCATTGTTCCAAATCACCAACAGATCCTGCAGCAATAAACATACCTGTAGTAACCATACCTGAAGACATAGCAGGTCTAAGATATTCATAAGTCTCCATCATCTTAGGAGCAATACCAGCTTCTTCATGAAAAAAATAAGTTGTTGGACCACCAACACCTGTTGTAGAACTTTTTTCAAATGAAGCACCTTGAATCTTAGATTTTAAACCTTTAGCTGTTTTTCTATTACCTACTCTAACTTCAATCTGCTGTTGCCATAATAATACTTTTTCAGGATTACTTGGTCTATACCATGCTGTATACTCATTTAAAAAATCTTTGTATTCGTCAAGAAATTTCCAAGATCCTTTGTCATTAATATAATCTTTTAGTGATGCTCCAATTTTACAAACACTACCTTCTTCAAACCAATAAGTATTTATCAACTTACCCATATGAAAATAAGAACTTGCAATCTGACGTTTTTTTAAAATAGCAGCATGCTTATAATTTAATTCAGCTAAAATTTCATAAAGTGCCATATGATATTGAGCATCTCTAACTTTAGCAAAACCATATTTCTTTTCTTCTTTATCATAGATAGGTAAGAAGTTAAGCCACATGTAGTAATCTCTAGTTAAATACCAAGTGTTGTTTTTATTTTTAAAAATTACACCTACTCTACATTTATTCTTCTGATCATTCCAGTATTCATTAAAATCTTTTGATCTAAAAGGTGCAGAACAATAAAAACCATTTTGATTAAAATTTTTAGCCTGCTCATTAAAAATAAAAGCAGTTTCATCAAAATTATATTGACCGGGTTCTTTAAATATGCTTAATAAAAAAGCAACAAACTCATCTTTTGAAATAAATTCGGTTGTAGTCCATTGACCATTTTCATATGTTGGTATAATTCTACTCATTAATTATAGCAAGAATATCTCCTTGAGCAATAAGCAAATGCTTTTCACCATTATGTATCATTTCAACAGGAGTTGCATAATCAACATATTGAATTAAATCACCTACTTTTACTTCAGTAACTTCTTTACCAATACCTATAACATGTCCTTGATAAGCTTTACCTCTTAATGTTTCAGGAATTATAATACTAGTCCCTGGATAAAACTGATCCAAACTCTTCTCCAGTATCAGAACTCTTTTCCCCACTGGTGTAATCTTCAAATTTTTCATTTTGTATATTTTTATATTTATGTTTATTTATCTCATTAATCCATAAGCAATCATCCCAATAGCAAAATATCCACTCATTTTTTTTATCTTCCATAATTATATTTGATCATAAGCCAAACCTTGTCCACCTCTAACATGACTTTCTTGTTCTTGTTTCATGTCATTAAAAGCACCTTTGTATGATTGTCTAATTTGTTCAAATTTAGCAGCAGCATTTACCATAGAATTTATGTTTCCATCTCTACCATGTTCAATAGCAGTTACTTCCATATATCTAGCTAATCTATCAAGCATTGATTTAATTCCTTTGTAAGCTCTGTAAGCAGGAGTTTCGTAAAGTCTATTGCATGTTTCAATAGCTTTAATAATCACTTCATCTTCAGGTGATTCTTGTAAACTTACTTCTTCAATAATTAAATCTTCTTTGTCTGATTCAGAAACATTAAAAAAAGGATTCATATCTGGATTAGGACAAGTCATATAAAAAATATACTGATATACAGACATATAAGTATCAGGATAATTATCCATTATTGCTTTTAATGAATACAATGAATAACAATGTTCTGTAGGTATAACTTTACCGTTTTGAATATCAAATAATCTTACTATCATTTTTTATTATCTTTTAACCACATTATTGTACTAATCACTTCATCATGTAAATACGGTACTTCATAAAATGTAATGTCTTCAATTACAGGTTCACCGTTTACATGTTCATTGATAGGATAACCATTTTCATCAACACCCAGTTGTACAAACTTTACATGTTGAATAACAAGCTTTCCGATCTTTAATCTAGGATTATGTTTTTTAATAATATACGCATAAATACTCAATTGTAAATTATAATGGTTTAAATTACAATCATCTAAATGCGAAACTGGGTGATACATCTTTTGAGTTATACCTTCCCAGTTTGTAAATCCTTTATCTTTAATTTCTTTATTGGTCTTGTAATCTGTAATGTTTAAAGTATTATTTACAACCTCTACTAAATCAGCTTGACCACACAAACCAGCAGACTTTAAATATACTAAATGTTCTGGATAAATACCATCAGATAATCTTTGATCTGGTGCTAATTTTAAATCACCGTCAATAATAGGTCTAATAATAGGTAGTTGTGAACCATCTCTTTCAATTGTTTCACACTCAAGCAAATCTGTTTCTCTTTGACCATGATACCAATTACCTAACTTGATAGCTCTATCTGACTCTGATTCCCAAGCTTCAATAATTTGAACCGGAGTCATACCATACCACTTAGATTTTTTATTTTTTGATGCTTTTTTTGCAGTTTCTTTAGAATCAAACTTAGGTTTAAACATTCCAATAAAGGAAGTTACACTTAACCAATCTATTTTCTCATCACCTAAACTCTTGTATAAATGACCATCTTCTTTAAAATATATACTCATATGTATTTAAAGTTAATATTTTCATATGTTGTTGTAATCCAAAACATTAATAAATTTTCCGTTACAGTTACATTTTGTAAATACCCAACTTTCTCGTTCAAGGCTTTATCTTTGTTTTTATCTTCAATCTTCATAGTTAATATTTTTTTTGAGTTGATGTTCAGTTTCTTCATCCATAATAGCGTTCCATTTTCCTAATGGACATTCTGATGATAAAGATCTTGTTTTAAATCCTAAGCTACAACCGCATTCACTACAGCATGGTTGGGTTCCCGGTGCAAAACACTTACTGCCTTCTTTATCCAAAAATAAACATTCTTTACATATAGACCATCTTAATGCTGCTTCTGCTTCAACATGTTCTTTTTTAAATACACTATTCTTAATACCTTCAAGAATTTGTGGTGTATTTTTAAATGCACCTAAAAATTTTTCTAATCCCATCTTTTTTATTTAATTATAAATGAAATATCCCATTTCAAAAAACATAGACTAATTGATCTATAACCAGACCAACTAATATCATTACAATAACTAATAGAAGGTAATAAATAAAAACAATCCAAATTATGAAGTTCTATTTTCATTCTTCTTGTTTTTAAATTCTTTCTTTTGTTCTATCATTTCATTCTGCATCTTACGGGCTTGTTCTAGTTTTTCAAGCTTTTCTTTTACACCCATTGTCTTTTCATAACCCGCATAAGTTTGTTTACCTAAATTCCCAAGAATATCTTTGTTTCTTTTAATAGTCTTTTCAAGTTTCTGCTTTCTTAAAACAAACGTACCTAAACCATCAACAAAAATTCTTGGGTAAGTTAAATTACTCAGATTCTTTCTAAGGTGACTATAGTAAAATGTTATAAAGTCTTCCACTACATTTTCGTGTACACCAACCTCTTCTGCAATATTCTCTTTAAAATTTTTATATTTTTTAGGATTCATTCCCTAATATTTTAAAATCTAAAAATATTGTACCATTTTCTTGAATTTCCATTTTATCATTCAATCTAATAGTCTTTTTATTTTTTCCAGTTTTGGAAATTAAAAACTTTTTAGACGCTTTGGAAATTGAGTTCCTTGCAGATTGTGAACTTTTAAAAATTTGTTTTTCTGTAATCAAATC